GTGTGGATCAACAATCAGGTGCTGCCGGCGCTGCCGTATATGAGCTGGTGGCCAGAGATGCCGGCCGAGGTAGCCGTTGCCCTAGCGCCGCTCGTGGTGGAGGTGATTGCGCGGTGGCTGGATCGAGAGTGATGCAAAAAAACGGCCCGACCGCGCAAGGCAGCCGGGCCAAATTCTGATAGGGAGGTAAACCGCTCCCGAGAGGAGCCCGCGCACCATGCGATCGTCGCGCGCTGGTGTCAAGCGTGGTAGAGTGGCTGCGGCAACAGAATGTGAGGACGAATGACGTACCCATCGAACCAGATCGAGACCTATTGCGAAGGCAAGCAGGAGTGGCGCATCACGTCGCCGCAGTGATCGTCAGCGCCGCCGCGGCGCGCACCGTGATCGAGTAGGTCGCCGCGTCGCTGTATTCGCCCGAGCCTTCCAGCGTCGTGATCCGCATCGGGCCGGAAATCGTGACCTTGTCCTTGATTTCCAGTTCGTAGTTGCGGACGGTGTCGGCGGCCTTGTCGTTCAGCATCTGCACGAAGTCGGCGGCGGTCTTGATGATGCCGCTGGTCGTCGCGCTGAAGTCATTCGTGCCTGAAATATAGGTGTTCCAGACCGCCGAACTCGCGTCGATGTCGTCGGCGGTCGTGACGTCGATCTCCGACCCGCCGAACGAAAACGAGATCGAACGCGAGCCGACCACGTCATCAAACGTCTCTGACGGGTCGCCCCCGTCGCCAACCTTGAGACGCACCAGCGCGCCCTTGATGGCGTTGTCGTTCACAGCCATTTCACGGCCTCCTTACGCATGAGTGATGAAGCGGAATTTCTGAACGCCGTGAACCGTCACCCCGTCAGGGTCGTTCATCGTCGTCTGCATCGTCATGCGCCCCATGACGAAGGCGTGCCCGCTCACGGCGAGCGGCTGATCGTGCAGCGCGCCGGCGATGGCGGTCATGATCTGCCGCGCCTCGACGCGACCCGGCTTTCGCGACCATGTGTCGATTTGCAGGGAAACGTCCCAGCCGTCCAGCAATTGCGCGTCAAACGGTTCAGCCTGCTCAGGCCCGAGCGAGATATACGGAAACACCACGTCTTGCGGCGGACGGTCATAGACGCGATCAGCGATTAGAGAGCCGATCGGGCTTGATGCCTTCAGCGCCGCGACGATGGCCTCTTGCAGCGCAAGCGTGCTGTCAGCCGGCACGAGCCGCCGCCTTCGCTGCTGCTTTCAGCGCCCTTGCGACACGGCGCGTGACCCGCTTTTTCAGCCCTCTGACGGCTACGAAAAAAAACGGCTGCGCCGGTCGGCCCGCCGCGCCGAACTCGACGAAACGCGAATAGAACAAATCAGTGAACACCCGCGCGCGGAGCCTGTCGGGCATTACCTCAAAATCCGTCTTGATGCTGTCGCGAAGATCGCCGTCATCAACCGGAGCGAGCGCTTGCGCGCGCTGCGCGATTTCATCTGCACCCTTGTTCAGCGACTTGACCAGAGCCGGCCCTGTGTCGCTGCGGAGACGCCGCATGGAACGCAGCGCGCTATCCAACCCGCGCAAGTGCTTGGTGTCACGAGCCATCGGCTGCACCCCGCTCTACAACCATCGTGATCCAGCCTGTGCGCTGCGGCGGCATGATCTCGCGGATGGCGTAGGCTTGCCCGTCGATGGTCACGCGATCAGCCGCTGTGATGCCTCGCGCCGCCGCGCTGTCACGGATCGTCAGCGATGCCATGGCGGTGCTTTCCATCCGCCCGGCGTTCATCGCCTCCCGACCCGGCTTATTGCTCAGCCGCCCCCACACGCTCAGCAGCGAAATCCACCCGCCAGAAGTGACGTTGCCATAAGCGTCGGCCGTCATGTCGCGGCGTTCAAACTGGCATTTCTGATCGGCAAGACCGGCCTGCATCAGCGATCAATCACGCTGATAGACTGGCCTTCACGAATGGAGATCGGCACAGGCTGACCCGCGAACAAAGCAACGCCAACAGGCGAGGCGCCTCTTTCCGCAGTCTCACCGCAAGCAACAAACACTGCGCCGTCGCAATGAACCCAGATAAAACCATCGGCAGGCGCGACAAAGGCAACGCCTCCGCGTTGCACTGTTGTCGCGCTAGTCGATGTCGTCAGCGTTGCAAAACCAAGCGCGCCCTTGCCGTTCGGGACAGAATGCTCGCCGCCGCGGGCGCTGGTGTTCTGGACCGTGTAGAAACAACCGTTGAAGCTCGCCATGCCGCCCCCTAGTAGACCACATGCGGGAGCATCAGCGCCCGCTCATCCATCGGAATTGGCGCCACGGAAGCGCCAATAATCTCCGGCTCGCGCCTCTCGTATAGCGAGCCGATCCGCAACAGCAGCGCCGCTATCAAATCGCCCGGCACGTCAGCACCGGTGTCGCCGAAACCGACCACACAAGACACGCGCACCGATGCCCGCTGCTTGCGCGCCTCTGGCCAGTCGACGCCATAGGCAGGCTCGATCACGCGTGGCTTGGTGCTGTCGACCAGCCGATATTGATCGGCGGCCAGGGTTTGTTCGATGCCTGCCGCGTCGTCGTAGACAACGCTGGTGACAGACTGCACAGGCCATGTCATCCTCGTCGGAGTGGTCCACACGAAGATGCGCCTTGGCTTCGTCCAGCGATACCGGCTCGGACGCGGGCGACGAAACTGTGATCAGGTCCATGCGCCCGCGGCCTGATTACGCGACGATCTCGGCGACGGTCGCCGCGTCACTGTCGCTCGCCGGCGCAAAACGCGCGTCGAAGCCCAGCACAAAAGCCGCCGCGTCCGAAGTCGCCGTGCCGACCGTCATCGAAAGGCGGAAGTGCGTGAACCCGCCGTCGATATCGAGTTCATCCACATTGAGGTTGATCACCGCCTGATCGTCGTCGTTGCTCGCCTTCACAAGCTGCGTGATCGCCTTGCCCGTCACGTCCTTGGCGCCGGTTCCCGAACCATCGGAAGCCTGTTCCAGCTTGGCGTCGATGGTGGCGGAAGTGCCGAGCGTGCCAGCCATGACGACGGCCATGAACCGCTCGAAATCGACGCCGGAAATCCAGCCGGTCGTGTAGGTGCCGGTCGTGTAGGCGTCCGGGTCGATTGCCCCCACAATCGCGGCGCGATCCGAGGGCAGGGTGTTTTCCATGCTCATGATGTCTCTCCTGCATCAGCAATGATGCGAGCCGCGCGATACGGCTCGCTCAGGATCACGCGCGATCCGCGAGGGCGACGAAGTGCCCCTTGGTGGCGCTGCCACGCGCGGGCGTGACCGGAGCCGACAGGAGCGGCATACCGCCCATGCGGAACATCCAGCGGAACGCCTCGGTCGCGTAGTCGAAGAACAGATGCATCGACTGAGCGAACTGCACCCCGCCGCCCCGCTGCGCGGCGATGTAGCCGGCAGGCGTGACCAGCACGAGGTCACCCTTGGTGCCCAGCGTCTCGGCGTGCTCGGTGTAGACGATGGGACGCCCCAGCAGCGTGCCGTTCGGCGCGTCGGTGATGCCACCCGCCGGGTAGAACAACGGCGTGTCCGTTCCGAAGGCCATCGACTGAAGCTGCGGAAGGATGTCGTTGTTCGCCAGCCAGAAAGCGTTGGAGCCACCGACCATCAGCAGCCGGGAGAACATCTTGTTGACGTTCGCCGGAACGATGGTGTCAGCGGCCTGACCGCTTTCCTTGGCAACCTCGACCATGCCGCCGCCGTTCATGAAGCCAAGCGGCTTGCCGACGCCGTCGCCCCACATCAGCGCCTCGCCCGCCTTCCACGCGATAGCCTGCGCGGCATCGCGGGTCAGAAGCTGATTGATGCGCGGCGCATCCGACAGCATTTCATCCGTGACCGTGGCGAGCACCGCCATGTCATGAATTTCCATGCGGGTCGCCTTCATCGCCGTCTTGCTGGCGTCGATCTTGGAGCCTTCCTTGCGCCAGTAGGCAGTGATACCGGAAGCCGCCCAAGGCGTGCTCTCGTCCCGCAGGAACTCGATCGAACGCGCGCCGGTCTGCTGGACATTGAACCGCGACACGAGGTTGTCAGTGTCCTCGACGGCGCGGAAAATGTTGGCGCTGTACTCGGTGGGAACGAGAAAGCCCTCGCCGTCTCCGCCGCCGCCCTGGTGGACGTTGGTCGGCGCGCCCATCAGGCGACGGTCAAAACCGCCGCCGGTCGAAGCCGAACGCACCGCCGCAGCAAACTCCGCCAGCGACTTGAAGCCGTGCGTCGTCTCCGGGTCCGGCTCGTTGGTCGAGAGCGACAACGCCGGGCGGCTGGCCGCAGCCCCCATTTCGCGGCGAAGGTCGGCGACCTTTTCCACCTGAGCGATGTCCCCCTTCAGGGTGTCCATTTCCGCCTTGAGTTCATCAAGGCGGAAATGGAC